AGGCATCCAGCTTGCTCTGCAGCGTGGTCACCCATGGCTTGCCTGCTGGGCTTCTCCATTGCTGGCGATATCCGCAGTTGCCCAGCTCCAGCAGATGGGCATGCCCATGGTTGTTGCTCTCTGCCAGCACCAGCGCTTGATTGTATCGGCTTGCCACTTGAATGACGCGGTGCGCCCACTTGCCAGGGGTGACTGTGTTGCAGCGCTCTGTATAGACCGGCTGCATGGTGGACACTGACACCACTGCCAGCGCGCTGTAATCGCCGCCCACACCACCACCAATGTCAACTCCCATCACATAGCGGTCATGTGGGTGGGGTGGCTCAATCTCCCGGCCAGCCGTGGTGCCAATGTGTTCCACCACATGGATGTCAGCCAGCACTTCATCACCGTAATAGCCACCCTCACGTTGCAGGAAGCAGTCATCCAGGCTGGCTGGGTATTCCCGCCTAAACTTGTGATCACTGCCCAGCCGTCTGCTGGTGGTCCGGTGCCAGTAAAGCTGCCCAGTGCTCAGGGCATAGCGGTCAGCCAGTTCTGCTTCAGCGCTGGTGGGCTGGAAGTCATCAGGCACCAGGTCAACCGTGTAGGCAGGGTGTTCGTGCCACCACATGGTAATCAGGTGCCAGCCGTTCTCTGGCGCACCCTTGACCAGCTGGCTGAAGAAGTCAGCCGGATTATTTGCGGTGCTCTCTACCATCAGCAAGCCATCACCCACTGCTGCATCAGCCTGGGCAATGACTTCTTCCAGGTCAGGCGCATAAGCCGCTTCAGACACCAGCACAGCAGCAGGGGTGAAGCTGCGCAGCCCAGTCTGACTTCTGCTAGTAAAGGCTTGCAGGCTGGCACCAGTGTCGGCATAGACAATCTTGCCCCTGGCTTTGGTCTGTATTGGACGCTGCAGCAGTGTGGGCGGATCATCCAGCCAGCGCCTGGGGTCATCCATCAGGGCAGTGGCGCTGTCATCGCGCATGCTCACCACTGCATGCATGGCTGCATATTCAGTGGTGTATGCCATGTGATGCAGCACCATCTTGCAGCCAGTGGTGGCAGCCACCTGGCGCGCTTTGACGATGATGATCCGTGTATGCCCAGCCTTCACTGCATCAAAGATCTTGCGCTGCATGGGCAGTGGCTTGAAGGGCACCGGCTTCTTGCTGTCTTTGTCCTGCACGGTGTGGAGCTGGGCAAAGGTGCTGGGGTCAGCCAGCAAGCGCATGACCTTGCTGAAGTGTGCTGGTGGCACCCTTGATGGCATCCAGGTCATTTGGATGCCATGCCAAATAGCGTTGACTGGATCGATGGACGCCAGAGCGGGGGCTGACTCATCGTAAGGTATTCGCGCTGCTGTTTTGAGAATGTACGCTTCTGCCCAACGCGCTCCCCGGTGATCTCTACCTGATGCCAGCCCAGCTCTGCCAGCGGCTCAGCCTCGGAGATGACCACCCACGCGCCAGCACTTGCCCATCGCTCGGCAATCTCACAGACCGCATCCCTGCCGAGGTCATGAGCGTAGCCGGTGGTATTGACGTAGGGCGGATCGATGTAGACCACAGAGCCGGGGGGCAGCTGTGGTGGGTCGACGGCGCGGGCGTCGGGGAGGATGGAGGCGGGGAGGGTGGGGAGGGTGGCAGTCTCCGCAGAGATGATCGAGCATGAACGCGGATATTTGCAGCTCTGCGGGTGCCCCTCCGCCTCGCTTTTATTGTACCCGCTTTCTGGATTACCAGCACGAAAAGACCATGCACCGACAACCATGGATCGCGCCACCTCCCGAGGATCGACGGGGGGCGACTTGACCGGCCCCTCTGCGCGCAGCCGTTCCCACAACGCGCGGGGGTCTTCGTCTTTCCATCCCCGGATGATCTCAGCCGCTTTGTTCCTCAGATCAGCGTCGGTGTAGCTGGTCAGGAGTAGCCTGCACCCGTCATCCGGCTCACACCACAGATAGCGGGCGGCACCACTGCCGGAGCGGAGCCCCAGGGTGCGGAGGATAGCGCTGGCGTACCCCTGCTTGTTCCCCATCCTCGACACGGGCGGGCGGGCGTTTTTTCCACCGTGCAAGCGGAGAGAGAGCGCGGACGTTCCTGCGCAAAGTTCGGCGAATAAAGGGATCACTCACCCACCAGCTGCAGCACGGCTGCCAGCTCTGCTTCTTCCACTGGCTCAAAGCCCTGGCGATACTTCGGCGCTGGTGCTGCTGCTGCCTGCGCTCTGATGCCATCCAGAATGTACTGCGCAGTCTTGACTGCAGTGGCATTGCCTTCACCAGACAGCAACGTGTCAGACAGCACCCTGACTGCTGGCAGCAGCAGACTGTTCAGGTGTTCAGTGGCAGCTTCAGCCAGCTGTTGCGCGGTTTTAGGCATTGCTGCCTGATAGGCGGATACCCAGGCACGCAAGTGCGCGCGCTTAATCCTATCCGTGGTGCTCTGACAGCACACACCGGCTGCCACGGCATCACTGACCACTGCACCTGGATGCTCTGCCAGCCACTTGACCAGCTTCTGCTGCTTACTGGTCAGGTCACTGTATGCCGTGCTGGCTGACCGCTTGCTGTATGCCATCAGATTGCACGCATCATCTGGGTGGCTTGACGCGCAACATCAGCCATTAGCAGCTGCAAGTCATCCACTGGCAGTTCTACGGTGGGCCATGTGTGCTGGCACGCTTTGCACCGTCGTCTTCTGCACACCAGCTCAGGCCATTCACGAGACAAGTGCAGCAAAAACGTATGCTGGAAGTCAACCGGTGTGCGCGTTTCCTTCACCACGCTGCTGCTGTTGCATTGTGGGCATTGCATGTTGAATAACCTCCATACCACTATATATAGCGCTGCTATGTATGGTGCGCTACATTGTGAGGATATCGAGCAATGAACCACACTAATGCTGCCAGTCCAATACAAACACTTCTATCTATATATGTGGTTCTATTGGACCGCTTATTATCATGGTTCTATGCCGATAGTCGAGTGATTTACGAACCTTTACCACTATATATAGTGGTGCTGTGCTATGCTGATGACCATGCCACCTGCTCACTGGAAAGCCCTGCTGGTCAGAGAAGACACCCACCGTCTGGTGAAGTGGGCAGCCTTCTTGACTGGGCTGAGCATTGCTGACTTCACTGACCAGGTGGTAAGGCGCTGGCTAATACTCTACATCCAGCAGCAGCTTCAGAAGCCACCCAGACGCTTGAAGCAGCAGCTGGTCAACCCACCCACCAAATAGAACAGGGCAGTGGAAGCACACCCACTGCCCTGCAAGGCACATACATGCGCTCAAAGCAAGAACACTGTACCGCGGCAGCACTGCTGCCGTCAATACCAGACGGTCTGACCGTCAAGACAAGGCACCTGAAAGGTCAGAAGGGCTGGGTGCCCATGACCTGCGCTGGCTTCTTCAAGCAAGGCAGCAAGCGCATGACCATGGCAGAGCTGGGCAAGGCTGCTGCCCTCACCATTGATGTTGACCCCTATGACTGGCAGGGTGCAGCAGAGCGCTGGGGTGACACACGCAAGGTCAGGAAGGCTGCCATGCGCGCTGCCAGTGTGGATGACCTTGATGACTGGCTGACTGCCACTGACCTGCTGGGCATGGTGGTGGCAGAAGCAGCAGCAGCAGGGCTGCCAGCACAACCAAACCGCGTGGTGATGACTGGGCAGGGGTACTGCCTGATCTACTGGCTTCCTGCTGACCTGGGCTGGGTGGGTGGCAGCTGGGCACCAGACCAGATGAAGAGCGCGCTGAAGCGCTGGATGAAGAGCGCAGCAGCACCGTGGTGGTGGGATGACAGTGCAAAGGATGTAGGCACGCGCATCTTTCCGCTGCCAGGTGTGGGGCACCGTGACACCGGCAAGCCAGTCAGGCTGCTGCACCAGCATGACCACATTGATGCTGCGCGCATGCTCAGCTTCTTTGAGCAGATTGATGCTGCGCACCCTGCAGACTTGCCCAGGAAGGCAAAGAAGCGCAGCCTGCCCAGAAAGGCAAGACAGCCCCAGCAGCAGCAGCAGAAGCGCTGGGTGTATCGCCAGTGGATGCCCAGCTATCCGGTGCTGCCAGTGGGGGAGCGCAGCCCCTGCCCACTGTGCGCAGGCTCTGGATACAAGCGCATGGATGCTGAGCATTACAGCTGCTTCAGCTGCTGCACGCGCTTCACCATTGCACCTGACCCTGATGATGTGTGGCCTGATGCCACGGTGCTGCCCCTGGATGCGCTGGG